GGGCACACGGATTTTCACGGGCTGACGCAACTCGCGGTGCGCGAGATGATTGAGGCGGGCGAGGTTTTCGCGCGCCGCTTGCGGCGATCGTTGGCGGACGGATTGCCGGTTCCGCTGCAGATTCAGTTGCTGGAGGCGGATCACCTCGACAGTGCGCGGTTCGATCAACGGCCGGACGGATCGCGGATCGTGCAGGGGATCGAATACGACAGCCAGGGGCGGCGGAGGGCTTATTGGTTATTCCCGGATCATCCTGGTGATTCGGTGCCGCTCCTGGGGCGCCGGTTCGAGTCGGTGCGGGTTGACGCGGCTGGTGTCGCGCATTTGTTCGAGCGGCAGCGGGTTCAGAATCGCGGCGTGCCCTGGGGCGTGCCGGCAATGCGGGCGTTGCGCGACCTCGGGGATTGGCATACGTCGGAATTGGTTCGCAAGAAAATCGAAGCCTCAATGGTGGCGTTCGTTTTCGGGGCGGATGATGAGCAGCAATCTGTCGCACCGGTGGTATTGGACGCTGAGGGCAAGAAAGTCGAGCAGTTTGAACCTGGCCTGATTGGCTATGTTCGGCACGGAAAAGACGTCAAGTTCAATTCGCCAGGCAGCACGTCGGGCATCTACGAGTGGAATCGGGTGCAGCAGCAGATTATCGCGGCCGGTTTCCGGGTGCCGTACGAGCTGCTGACGGGTGATCTGTCGCAGGTCAATTTTTCGAGCGCTCGCGCCGGGTTGAACGAGTTCCGCCGGATGATTGAAGCGGTTCAGTGGCATACGGTGATCCCGCAGTTCTGCGAGCCGATCTGGCGGTGGGTGATGGAAATGGCGGCCACCATGGGTCGTATTCCTGATCCAAATATTCCCGCGGAGTGGGGACCGCCGCGATTCGAGAGCGTCAATCCGTTGCAGGACGTGCAGGCGGATATCCTGGAAGTGCGCGCCGGATTCGCGACTGTTCAGCAGATGATTGCCAAGCGCGGCTATGACCCCGGCGAGATCATGCGTGAATGGTTGGCATTTGCCGCGCAGTTGGATGCCGCTGGGCTTGTCTTCGATACCGACCCGCGGCGCGTGACCAAGGGCGGCCAGTCGCAGCCGCCGCAATCGGGCGGCGACGAAACCCCATCGCAAGACGGGTGAACCATGGATGAAATTACTCTTCTGATCCCGCCGGTTATGCGGGCGGCGACAGCGTCGTTGCTCAATCACAACGGCGAGCGGGTTGTCGAGGTGATCTGGACAACCGGTGCCACGGTGCAGCGGCGGCGGCGCGCCGGCTGGGACGAAGTCGAGGAATACGACGAAGAGCTGGTGGTAGCGCCAGGATCGGTGCGGCTGGAGCGAATGCAAGCCGGAATCCCGTTCCTGGACGCGCATCGCGGTTGGTCCGTGGCGTCGGTTCTGGGTTCTGTCGAGCCCGGATCGGTGCGTATTGAAAACGGGCGAGGGATCGCGCGTGTGCGATTGACGGATGCGCCGGATGCGCAACCCGCAATTCAGCGTGTGCTCGAAAAACACGTCGCAATTTCCGTCGGTTATCGGGTGCACCGATACGAGATTGTTCGCCGCGAGGGGCAGCGCGAGCTCTGGCGCGCGGTGGACTGGGAACCGCTTGAGATTTCGGCGGTTCCGATCCCGGCAGATGCCGGAGCGCATATTCGTTCGGGTGACAGCCCGGACGATTTCAACCGTTGTGTCGTTGTTCGGGCCGAGGCGCCCGTCACCATCCAGCAGAGGAGTTTGGCAATGTCCAATCAAGTGGTTGCCTCGGCCGATGCCGAGACCCGCGTGGAGCCGATCACGGCAGCGCCGCCCGTGGCAGACGTCGAGGCGGCGCGGGCCGAGGTTCAGCGCACGGCTGCGGAAATTCTGCGTATCTGTGAGCGTCACAATCTGCCGGTCAGTTTCGCGTCGGAACTGATCGGGCGTGGCGTGACGCTGGATCAGGCGCGTGCGGCGATTCTGGATCGCCTGGCGGAGCAGGATTTGAACGGGGCGCGTCGGACGGAGCCGGTGCCGGCGGTCCCGCGATCGACGGGATCGGCGGACGCAGCGTATCGTGACGCGATCACGGAGGCGCTGTTGCACCGGCACGCGCCGTCGCAATTTGCGCTGACGGATCGTGGGCGGGAGTTCCGCGGGCTGACGCTGATCGAGCTGGCGCGGCACACGCTGGAACGTCGCGGGATTTCGACGCGGGGAATGTCAAAGATGGAGGTTGCGACGGAGGCATTGCTCGGTCGCGCCGGGCTGCATTCCACCAGCGATTTCCCCGCTATTCTGGCGAACGTCGCGAACAAGACGTTGCGCCAGGCCTACGAGTCGACGCCGCGGACGTTTATCGCCTGGGCTCGGCAGCGGACGATCGTTGACTTCAAGCCGGTGTCGGTCACGCAATTGGGGGGCGCTCCGTCGTTGCTGGCGGTGCCCGAGTCGGGTGAGTTCACGTATGGGACGATCGGCGAGAGCCGCGAGGTCTACGCGCTGCTGACGTATGGGCGGATCGTCGGCATCACGCGGCAAGTGCTGGTGAACGACGAGCTCGATGCCTTTACCCGTGTGCCGGCGGCCTACGGCGCGGCAGCGGCGGACCTCGAGTCGGATATCGTCTACTCAATCCTCACCGGAAACCCGGTGATGTCGGACGGTCAGCCGCTGTTCCACAGCTCGCACGGGAACGTCGGCACCGCCGCGGCGATCACCGAGGCGTCGCTGGCCGAGGCGTATAGGCTCTTTGGCAACCAGCGCGGGTTGGACGGGCGGCAGATCAGCGTGTTGCCGAGGTTCATCATCACGCCGCCCGGCGCGCGGTCGGTGGAGGCGCGGAAGAACGTCACGGCTACTACGCCGGAAGCGGTGAGCGGCGTGAACCCGTTCGCGAACCGACTTGAGCCGATCGAAGAGGCGCGGCTGATTGCGGCGTCCGGTCCCGATCCGTGGTTCCTGGCGGCCGATCCGGCGCGGATCGACACGGTGGAGTACGCCTATCTGGAAGGTCAGCAGGGCGTCTATACCGAAGTCCGCCAGGGGTTCGAGGTGGACGGGATCGAGATCAAGGCGCGGCACGATTTCGCCGCAAAGGCGATCGACTGGCGTGGGCTGTTCCGCAACGCCGGCGTGTGATCCTGACTCTGCAATTGCTCGCCGCGCTGATATTGGCGCGGCGGAGCACTGTCTATCAATTCGCAATTCTGGAGGTCTACAATGCGGAACTTCGTCGCGCGTGGCGACCGGATCGTCATCACCGCCACGTCGAACGTCACGTCGGGATCGGGCGTGCTGGTTGGCAGTCTGTTCGGCGTCGCAGAGAGCGATATCGCGAACGGTGCCGAAGGCGTGATCGTGTTGGAAGGCGTTTTCGATCTGCCGAAAGCGCCGTCGCAGGCCTGGACGGTCGGACAGCTGATCTATTGGGATACTGCCAACAGCCGCGCCACGAACGTGGCCGGGTCGAACAAACTGATTGGTGTCGCAGTGGCTCCCGTCGGCGGCGGTGCGGGTGAAACGATCGGTCGGGTCCGGCTGAACGGCGCGGGCGTCAACTGATGGGCGCGTTTGCGACGGCGATCAATTCGTTGTTCGCTGATCACAACGTCGCGATTGGCGCGTTCTGGCGCGCAGGCGGAACCGGGCCGGTGCTGCCTGTGCGCGTGATCAGGTGCAATCCGGACGCCGTTGTGTCGTTTGGTGACGGGCGCGTGGTTGTGGCGAGTGAACGGGTGTTGGTGCCTGTTTCGAGCGTGTCCAGTCTGGAGCCCGGCGATACACTGGAAATTGACGGCGTGGTTTTCGAGGTAATTGGCCAACCGGTGCGTGACGCGCAGCGTCTGTACTGGACGGCGGAGCTGAAACCCGCGTGAAAATCGGCGTCAGTGTTGTCGGTGATCTGGCGGAGCAATTGCGCGAGGTGGTCGCGGCTGGCGAGCGCGCTGTTACGGCGGCAGTGTCGATTGCCGGCACGCAGCTGAAACTGTCGTGGCGTGCGCAGATCATCGGCGCCGGATTGGGGCGCCGGCTGGCCAATACGATCAGGAGCCGCACGTATCCAGGCAACGAGCCGAGTCTGAACGCGGCGGCGTTGGTCTGGTCGAACGCGCCGGTGATCGTGGGCGCGCACGAAACCGGGCCGCTGATCCGGTCACAGAACGGGTTCTGGTTGACAATCCCGCTGCCAGCGGCTGGTCGATCGTTGCGTGGCGGGCGGATCACGCCGGGCGAGTGGGAACGGCGCACGGGACTGCGGTTGCGGTTTGTCTACCGCCGTTCGGGGCCGAGTCTGTTGGTGGCGGAGGGTCGGCTGAACAGCC